TCCCCTTTTGCAACATAGCCCAGTTCAATAAGTTCATCGGCACGCTCCAGAAGCCGTTGTTTGCCCTTGTCATTAAGCTGGTGGTATTTATCAAGAATTGTTTTATCTATATTACTAATTGCAGCAGTTGTTTCACGGCTCCAGCCCATAAGATAGCCAGGAGAACATCTAAGAACCGATGAAAGAGATTCTATCTTAAAATTTTCTCCTCATTTCAATGACTTTACCAAGTATCTTAACTGGGGTAGTATCTATTTCTGATTCAGTAAAACGCATAGGCTCATATACAGGATTCTGTGGTATGAGAGCAATCCCTTCTGCATATTTCTGCAATCGTTTGCAAGTTGCATCAGATCCATTAACCAAAGCTATGACAAGATCACCTGATTCGGCATCATCTGTCCGCTCTACGATAACTGTATCACCATCGTATAGTGTAGGTATCATGCTGTCACCTTTGATCAGCAGACCGAAGTAGTCACCTTTTGCAGCCATAGAGGGGGAAATCTCTATTTGTCCAATCACTTCCTCTACAGCTTCTTTACATTATCCGCCAGCCCCACGCCGGAGTACTGGGATAACGTAGCCGGATTCTATTGGGACAGTATCAACTTTGGATAAATCAACTAGTTCTGTAGAGTCGAGCATTTTCAATAGACTGTCCAAATCAAGATTCATTCCGCGAGCGATTTTTTTGTATGTCTCAATAGTCGGAATAATAGGTTTATTATTACGTGGATTAATATTTTTTTCTAACATGGATATGTAAGATTTACTTAATCCACATCTATCAGCGAATTCTTGCATTGGAAGGTCATGTTCTTGTCGATATGTTTTAACTAAATTTCCTATAGTCATGTGTGTAACCCTCCTATATTGTTTAGTATATTGTACAATGAGGCAAACAGAAAGTCAATAAAATTGTTCAACATACTTGACAAAAAATAAAAGAGGTGGTACAGTAACGATAAGTTCAACATGTTGAACAGAAAGGAGCACAATTTTAATGCAATTTAGAATTAAGCAGTGCCGCGAAGAGGCAGGTCTTTCCCAAGAAGCGTTATCGGAAAGAGCTGGAGTATCAAGAACCATAATATCTGGACTTGAAAGCGGGAAAATCACAGTGACCACAACAGACACATTGTTGAAAATCGCAAAAGCACTTAATAAGAATGTTAGTGATATTTTTTTAACTTAGATGTTCAACATGCTAGACAAAAGGTTACTAATTTTACATCAAGGGAGGAGAGTGAGAAGAAAGTGGGAGATCGAGGATCTATAGGAGGAAGTTTGGGAGTTAAAGAAGATGCGATTAGATTTAACGAGTTTTTACATGAAATAAGTGAGAAATATCATGTGGATAAGGAAGAGAGAGTCGTTTGAGGAAGAAAAACCATGTGGAAAATACTTTTCAACTACAAGGACAAGAGCAGATGCACTGTGAAGGGAAAAGGAACCATCACACCGGAGTTGGCGGTGAAATGCCTTTACCGGTACGGACTCCATGCTGCAGAGAGCATATATCAGCAGTACCCCAAGAAAGACCATGAGCCGGTACCACTGAAAGAGAAGATGCGAGAGCTTGGTGTAGATGCAACAGAAATGAAGACTGCAGTACTGCAGGCAGAAACGTTGCTGGACAGGATGCAGGGAAAAGGAGAGTGAGAAACGAGTGATAGTGGAAACAGAAAGAATTGTAAACCTGAAATCTTTTAAGGAAAAAATTCAAGAAGCAAGGAAAGATACCAGAGCGCTTGCATTGACAATGGCTAGTAAAGATTTAAAGGCTTCACAATATTATGTAGAGCAATTGGACCTAAAGCTACATGAATTGGAAGCCTTTGAATTCCGCGTGGAACGATTAAGGATTACTGAAAATGATCATAGCGAGTGTCAATAACAGGCTTAAAAGTATTCAGCAAATCACAATGAGGGTGATTGCAAAATGGATAGTACTTATAGGCGGACTCTTTTTTTGATGAATATTGATTTTCTAGGACTGGACAATATGCATCTAAAAAATGTGCTTCGTATGAGTGGTTTTCACTTAACAGATATTTCCCTTTGAGCGTAATATCCTCATTCCAAGTAGGACATTTAACGGATTTGTATGAAAAGGTAATAAAAGACATAGAAGTAATTTCCTTTCATTTACTCGGACGCTGCAACGTCCTGTAAGTAGAGTATAAGACCTGAAAGAAGAAAAAAGCAAGATTTAATACACAGAATACAGAGGGAGGAAAGAACGTGACAAAGGAAGAAGCACTCAGCCTTGAGAAGATCCTCACCAAGATAGATAGAGCAGGAGAGGCAGATTACAGGAAGAATATAACAGATTCTGCATGAACACAAGGGAAGATTGGAACGAGGAACAATATCAGACACTTAGGAGAGAGAAAACCCTCACAGAAGCAGCGTACCTTGCGAGTCTTGTCGAGCTCAAGGCAGAAGTAAAGAACATGCTGGCTCAATAGAAAATACAACCGGCAAGCCCGGGGATGAAAGCAGAAAAAGGCAAGCGAACATGCAGTATAAGCATAGTATTTACCGGAGGTGATAACCATAGCACTCAAATATAGGATATTCGTTCACACTCTGGAAGATGATCAGATATATCGTTTTGACGATCTGACACAGGAACAGAAGCAAAAATTAGAACAAAAACTAATAGAACAAGTAGAAAATGTGCCATTGAGACTTGCGGAGGAGGCATAGACTGCATCTGCAGTCTCAGTGGACAAGCTTAAAAATGACAAATTAAATAATATACTTCTGGGTTTGATGGAGCACCGAAACATGCTATTTAACTCCTATAAATTAAACTATAACTTCCATCTATATATACGTAAACCTATTTTGTACACACAAATCGGTGCTCCGTCAAGCCCGGAAACGAACAGAAAGGACAGGACATGAAAAAAAGTGAAATATTAATAACAACAGGCATCAGCTTCTTTCTCCTGTGTAGCATGGGCATAGACAGCCCGGCACCACAGGGACAGATGCTTGTTATTGGAGGGATGCTCATATCAGTGTGTATGACGCTTTTGGGAATATGGTTTGAATGGATCGAAAAAGGACAGCGCGAGAGCATCCAAAGGACAATGGAAATAAGGAGGGCGGGCAAGATTGCTGCAGAGGATACAAAAAGTACGCTCCCAGTTAGAAAGACAGAGCGCGGCCGCATACATAACAGAGACAGCGACAAAGAAAAAGCGCAGGAGAGAAGAGTCATTTGATGCCGTTTTGCAGGCAGAAATAGCAAAGCTCAAGGCCTCGAACAGAGGCTGATTTAAAACATTCTAAAGTATTAAAGTTAGGAAAAACTATGGCATACATCCAGGATACTTATTACCTGGGAGATTATATAGCGACTGAGATAAAGTTTATAGGAAGGAATGGAGCCAAGGGTGAGAGGAGAGCCAAGAAGATAAAAGCTACTCCCGAGCAGATGGCAAGGCAGAATCAGTGGACGAGGGAAAAGAAAGAGAAATACCTGATACTTGCTAACTTCCGTACAGGTGATGTATGGGTGACTCTCAAGTACCCAAGAGGGACAAGACCGGATGCTGAGAGAATCAAAAGGGACTGGAAAGTATTCACAACGGAAATGAGAAAGCTATACAAGAAGCTGGGCATTCCGTTTAAGTGGGTGAACCGCATGGAGATAGGCAAGTTCGGAGGCCCACATATACATTTCCTCTGCAATCGTGTGGACAACATCGACACACTCATAAAGGACACATGGCACAAGACTATTGCTGATCTGATTGTCCCGGGCAAGAACTACGTAAACATTGCTCCATATGATTCAGACGGAGCAAAGGAAGTGGCAGAATATCTGACCGCCAAGCCAGACAAGAAGGGCATAGAGGGACAGCTCAATCTCTTCGGAGAGGAAGAGCAGAAGGTGTTCTGCAAGGTGAGCAGTTCAAGGAACCTAGTGAGACCGGAGCCTAAGCGCAAAAAGTACGCACACTGGACCATGGCAAGGTTCTTCAAGGATGGCATCAAGCCGGACAAGGGCTACTACGTGATGCCGAACACCGTGAAGGTGGGCGTCAACAAGTGCACAGGCTATTCATACCTCTACTACATGCAGCGGACTATCTCAGACGGCAAATCCCCCGGAAACCGCATAAAGCCCCAATGGGAGGCAGATTATACACATTATGAAAAAAGTTAACGTATACATCTATTCAGGTATCAGAACAATTAAAAAAACAGACGGAGCAGCAGGTTACGTTCTGTCATATATGACCAAAAAAGACATCGAAGCCACATTGAGCAACATAGTCTATCTTGAGGATGTGACGCGTCACGAGGCAGAGCTTGAAGTCCTCAACCAGGCACTTTCAAGGCTCAACACAAAAGACATTGAGATAGACATATACACCGACTCAAGTTACCTTACATCAGCGCTGGATCTTGATTGGATACACAAGTGGCAGCAGTCAGGCTGGAAAAATTCAAAGGGCGAGCCGGTAAAACATGCTGACAAATGGCAGAAAACGTTGAATTTACTCAATGGGACACGATTTTATATATACACGAATCAACACCATAAATACAGCAATTGGCTTAAAGACCAGTGCGATAAGAAAGGACCGGAAGAAAATGGAAAATGAAGAACTGATCATGTTACCGGTGTCGGCAATATACCCGCATCCGGACAAAACATATGGGATTTGTGCCGGATGATGATGAATTTAAGTTGATCAAGGGCACACATCCACTGTTTGATGAGATAAAAGAACTGGAAGAACAGCGTAAAGCGCTGTAGGAGGCACTATGAAGACAATTATGGATTTGTTTTATGAAACATACTTACCGCGCCAAAAGTTTTATGGCCTCACAATGTCACTGAAAGAGACCGGAAGAGAACACACCATCAGAATCCGAAAAAGAGACAAGGAAGTAATAAAAGTAACCGAAGAGGATAGAACCCAGTGCTATCACAATGCCACAAAGGAGCTTATAAGGCACTTCCCAATAGAACAGAAGGCAGAAAGGGTGGGATAAATGGCAAAGTACACAAAATACCTTGAATTTTCCACAAAAGAACGTGCGGCGATCAAGGAAAGAGACAATTATCAGTGCATATTCTGCCAGATAGGCTATAAGATGCCACCGGCAGCAGTCCTTGAGATGGACATAACAGATATCATGCACTACATACCACGCTCATCCATGGGGCTCGGCATCAGGCAGAACGGAGCAGTCGGATGCCGGTACCACCATCACCTGATGGACAACGGCAGCAGTGGAGACCGCAAAGAGATGCTTGAGATGTTTAAGAGCTATCTGGATGAGTTTTATCCTGATTTCACAGATCGGGACAGAAAATATGACAAATGGAGGTTCCTAAAAAATGAGTAAAGTAAATATATTTTCACAGGACCTTAACCGAATGAGCAGAGAGCCAATAGGAGGCTTGTCAATTAAGCAGATAAGGCAGCAGGTTATAGAGCGCCTGCAGGGCAAGAGAAGCGTCCGTGTAGACTATCGCAAAATGCGAGCTGACCAGCGTGGGCGCGAGGACGATGAGCCTACAGGCCAAGAGACACTCGAAATAGTTGAGGTAATGAAATACTTCACAGTCGTTAGAAGACATGGATGTAACACATGCATCCTGCATCAGGACATGTTTTACATCGCAGGAATAGGAGAGTCAGAATGTTCATAGATTGCAGTAAGTTTGAAAAGGTTTTGAAAGCAGATTATAAATCGTGGGGCGTCAAGTTTGGTCTCACGAAAAAGGGAATGTATATTCTCCATGGCACTGGCTGGATAATAGAGGCGAATGCTTCATACGTCAACAAGGAGTTCCTTGGAACTGCCATAAAGGTATGCGGACCGGCACCGAAGCCGGGTGAGTTTATCAAATATCAAAAGGGCAGCAGTCCACAGCATGAGATGGAGCTTGAACCAATGCTTTGGGATATGGCGGAAGAGTCAGATCCGGCTTATATATCACTTATCAAGATTATACAGAATGATAATGTGTATTCGGTCACAAAGACACCAAAAGGAGCTCGTCTGATAAATGATAAGCGTCTTGCAATGATAGCGCCATGCAAGTGCACAGAGGACGAGATACCACCGTGCTCACCTGTGGTACACGATGACTGGCTGCTAACATACAATGACGATATGGCCATAGGAATATGCTTCACAGATCCGGACTATAAACCGGAGCTTGGAGTTCTAAGACTTCTCTCCGGAGTAGATTTTTTCTGGCAGGAGTCAGAAGCCTACAGACTTGGTTGAAACACCAGCGGAAACGCGAAAGAAACCGGGCATGCGAATTAATTTATATCACGGGAACTGATTTGTAAGCCATTTATACACAAGGGAGCCCTTACCCAGCTCCCTTTACCTCGGAGGATAATAATATGAAGTGCAAAATATGTGGAAAAAGATTCAAATTAATAAAGGAAAATAGATATTTGGTGGCAGAAAAGATAGGAGAGCTGGAATGTCTGAAAAAAGCATCAAAGACATTTGAGGCATTTGACTGCCCACATTGTGGCTGTCAGAACATAGTGAATATCAGAGAGGAAGAGGCAACAAAAAGTGAGGTAGAGAATGAGACTGATTGATGCAGATACATTATTACTAGAACTAGAGCTGCTCTATGATGAGGCAGATGCGAAGTATCACGAAACAGATTTTGATAGCTTCTATGGTGGTGGCTGCTCGATGATACAAGAGGTTATTAAGGGAGTTGAAAAACAGCCGGCTGTTTATAATGTGGATAATGTTGTGGGGCAGTTAGAAGCAGAACAACAGAAATATGCAGCACAAGCTCTTGAGACTGACGATACAGACGAAGTGATAAGGTGCACTATAAATGAGGTTGCTATGCAGACAGCAATTGAGATTGTAAAACGAGGTGGAGAAGATGAAATTTAATTTTAGCACAATAGCATTACCATTTTCGATTGAAAAAATAGAGCTGGAAAGTGGTGAGGGAATGATAAGAATAGCCTTTTTAATCATTCATCTAGACATTAAATATCACAAGAATTGAGAGGTAGCATAAATGGAAGATGAAAATTTCTTCGAAAAATGCAGAACTTGTCAACACTGTTATACGAAAAATGATGACGATTATGTTTATTGCAGGAAAAGAAATGAAAAATGTGAATACAAACCATATAAATTGAGAGGTAGAAAGAATGAAAAAAGAAGTTGACGGAGTAGTGGTCGAGGCAAAAAGTATTCTGACTGCGCTAAAAATCATTAAGACAGTGTGTGAGGATAACAATTGTTTGACTTGTCCTTTTGGAAAAAATGATTTCTTTTGCTCAATTACAGACACGACACCTAATGCATGGAAAATTAATAGTGATACCGGTGTATGGAGGGCATTAAGATGAATAAAACGGCAGAGATTTTTATATCCCGATTAGGGAAAATGATAAAAGAAAAAGGGCTCACTCAGCGAGAATTGGCTAGTAAGGTTGGTGTTACTGAAGTATCTATGTCTAGGTACATCAAAGGTGAGAGAGTGCCTTCGGGACCGATAGTCGTTAATATAGCAAAAGAATTAGGCATTAGCGTTGACTATTTGGTAGGCACCTCAAGCGTGAAAAAGAGACAGACCAATGCCGACAGGATAAGGAATATGTCGGATGAAGAGTTAGCAGATTGGATTCAGAATATGTGCGAGTTCGAAAAGGATGAAGAGCCATACAGGTCAATTTACAATCTTGACACAGAGCAGGAAGAGGAAATCCATGACAGTTATGGCGATTTACTTAATTGGCTTCAATCAGAAGCAGAATAGGAGAGAACATGGAAGATAGATACTTATTCAAGGCAAAGCGACTTGATAACGGAGAATGGGTGCAAGGATATTATGTAAAAGGTTTAGATATGTATGACAAAGAAGTTCATCTAATATTTGAACCTAACACAATGTTTTATTCTAACGGAGAGACAGACGGATGGTACAAAGTAGACCCAACCACTATCTGCCAATGCACAGGCTTGAAAGATAAGAACGGCAAGCTGATTTGGGAGAATGATATTATTGAAAGATTAGACATACACGACATAAAAGAACCATCAATAGGGATAATTGAATATGATGTAGAAAACACTTCATTTTTAATTCACTGGACGGATATTGCAAATTATTCTCCAACATTCCCTTGGAAAAACAGAATAGGGGTTATCGGCAACATATTTGACAATCCTGAATTATTAGAAAGTGAGGAATAATATGTCAGAAATAGATTTAATAGTATATGGGATACTCTTAGCGTTTATTCTGATCGGAACAACAGAGTTTGTGATAGGACTGTTGTTAATTAGAGAATACGATAAGCTTCAGGAAGATAGGGATAAGAGGACGAAATACATTGAACAGAAACGAGTGCATAAACTGTAAATATTACGAAAAATGCGGTAGACCAAGCAGACCGATAAAGTGTATGGGTTACGAGAAAGGAGATAACAGGGATGAAACACTACGAGAAACCAGAAGACATGTCTCTTCCACAGATTCTTGAAGATATCCATGACAGGATATGTGATGAATATTGCAAATGGCCATCGCAGTATCCGCTGGCAACGGATGACGAGGCATATAACAGAATGGGAGAAGAGCATTGCGATAAATGCCCGGTTCGAAGATTAACTTAGGAGGCAGCAGTTGAACAGCAGGACTTACAGTGGAGTAAAACCCATAGAACCTATAAGATGTGCATATGAACCTGATAAGGCCTGCACACCGGCATGTAAATACTACAAGACATGTATACACAGCGTACATAAGAAGTAGCAAAAAGCAGGACAAAATGATATAATGACGATAGATAGAGCCAAGAGCCATATACTAACCGAGAAATCGGCTGGTGTATGGCTCTTTTTCTATACGGAGGGAAATGATGTATAGAGAAACGAGAAACTACGAGAATATACAGATAATGCGATCAACATACGACAGGTGGTACAAGAAAAATCGTGATAATTTTGCATCATGGTATTTTGGAAGCAGTGGAAAACCAAAGTGATATAGACATACAGAAAGCGAGGTGAAGACGTGGAAAAATATGAGCAGGCAGAGCTGGATTACATAGCCGGAATGAAGTACAAAGAGATAGCAGAAAAGTACGAGACAAGCGTCAACACCGTGAAAAGCTGGAAGCAGAGATATAATTGGGTAAGGGAAAAGCGTAATAGTAGAGATGCAAAAAAAGAGTGTGCACACAAAAATAAAAAAGTGTGCATACAAAAAATCAAAGGTGCAGCAGTCTCTGATGAAACAGAAAAAGAACAGGTGTTCAATGATGCCGAAAATCCGGCATTAGATGAAAGAAAAAAATTATTTTGTCTTTTATACAGCCAGACATTCAATGCCACACAGAGCTATCAGAAGGCATATGGATGTTCCATGAATACAGCAAGAGCACATGGATATGAACTGTTGAAAAATGTGGAGGTAAAAAGTGAAATAGAGTATCTGACAGAGTTAAAGAGACAGCAGTTGCTGGCAAAAGAGTCCGATTTCGTAGAACTGCAGATGAGGATAGCGTTTGCGGATGCAGGAGATTATTATGCAATAAAAGGTGATAAAATCGTCTGGAAAGACTCAGATCAGACAGATACCCAGCTCGTGAGAGAGGCGAAAACAGTAAAAGGAGATATCAGCCTGAGCCTATATGATAAGCAGAAAGCAATAGACTGGCTGACTAAGTACTTCCTCATGCATCCGGATGATAAATACAAAGCTGAGTTTGACAAGAAGCGGGCAAATGTAAAGGATGATTCTGCCGAGCAGATACTGGCTAATATGCAGATAATAACGGATGTATTGAAAAATCCGGTACCGAACAGGAAGATAGAGGACTTGGAGGGGGATGAGGAGAGTGAACAGACCGGCACCACTGAGTGAAAGACAATATGAATATATGCAGAGGTGCATAAATAGCTGGTTTAACGTAGCAGAAGGTGGAAAAAGAGGCGGAAAAAACGTATTACAGACCCTGATATTCTGCAGTCTGCTGGAAACCCACAAGAATAAAATTCATTTAGTGGCAGGAGTATCAAATGCCACGGCCAAGCTGAATATACTGGACTGTGATGGCTATGGACTGCTCAATTACTTCGAAGGCAGATGTAGAGAGGGCAAATACAAGGACAGGGACTGTGTATATGTCCAGACAAAGACCGGAGAGAAGATAGTGCTCGTGTCCGGAGGAGGAAAAGACGGAGATGAGAAGCTTATAAAGGGTAATACATATGGAATGGCATATGTCACAGAGGCAAATGAGTGTCATAGGAAATTTCTGAAAGAGGTATTTGACCGAACACTCTCCAGCACGGACCGTAAGATATTCCATGATCTGAACCCAAAAGAAGAGGAACACTGGTATTATACCGAAATACTGAAATTCCACGAGGAGCAGCAGGCGAATGATGAAAATTACGGATATAACTATGGACATTTCACCCTGGTAGATAACATGAGCATGTCTGATGAGAAAATCAGGACGGTCCTTAAAACATACCAAAAAGGCACTGTGTGGTACAAACGGGATATAAAAGGTGAGAGAGCTGTAGCAGAGGGCATTATATTCCGTAAATTCGCAGAGAATAATATCCCATATCTGTGTGATGACTCAATACTGAAATATAACAAGGACGGAGAGCTGTTCCCAAGGCCGAGTAAGGTCATAATAGGCATGGACTTCGGAGGTAATGGATCCATGACCACAATGGTGTGTTCACTGTATTTCAGAGGGTATCACTTTATTTATCCTGTGGAAGAGGACTATCTGGAGCTGTCCCCGGATATAGATGCCAATAACATCTGCGACAAGTATATAGAGTTTTATCGCAGATGCGCAGCAAAGTATGAGCGTATAGACTGGACATTTCCGGACTCTGCCAGTACAACAATGATAAATTCGCTGCGAAGCGCAGCAAAAAAAGAGGGGCTTCCGTACGACCATATAGCAGGATGCCGTAAGAATGAGATATCAGAGAGACCGAGGACTGTAGATTTACTGCTCAATACCGGCAGAATGAAAGTGCATAAGAGGTGTGTGAACATAAGAAAGGCAATAGGCACACTCAAGTGGGATGAGAAGCACCCCAACATCCCGGAGGATAAGAATATAGGCAACTGTAATGACTGGTGGGATGCACTGTGTTACACGATGCTTGATTTTATAGAGTATATAGACTTAGACAGATAAGGAGGAAACAGATGGAAAGCTGTGTTGAGGCAAAGATAAAGAAAATGGGATACAGGGTAAATACAAAGCCATACGGCTATATCGATGTGGCGAATATGTGGTACAGGAATGAGATAATAGACGATTTCCATAAAAGGACCACCATACAGGGCGAGAAGTACGAGATAGAGCGTATGGGCTTTGCCAAGAGAGGATGTGCGGATGATGCCAACCTGTGTGAAATCATAAATATAAACATGGGTACGAAAGAGCAGACGGCAGCAGTCAACAAGATGCTGGATGATAACAGATTTAACGTGATGTACCGTAAACAGCTTGAGCATATGAGTGCGACAGGCACAGTGGCAGCATACATACGCTTGGAAGATGCCATATATCTTGATAACGGCAAGGCAACAGGCGGAAAAATCCGCATAACATACTGCTACGCTGAGAGCTATACACCTTTGTTGGTAGAAAATGACGATGTAATAGAGGCATGTTTCTCAGCGAATGACTATCAGGGAGACAAAAAGAGGACAACAATGGTAATGTTCACCAGAGGAGAGGACGGAAATTACCGTGCAGATACATTTGTGTTCGATGAGAATGGAGAAGAACTGTCGTCTTACTGGATCATACTGGGAGATGTAAAGCCGTTTGCAGTAATGAGGGTGGCAGAGGTCAATAATATCCGGTACATGGATGGATTTGGCTATCCAAAGGTGTACGGAGCAATACCGACACTAAAGAAAATAGATCTCTGCAACATGATACTGACCACAGACCTTGAAAAGGGCGAAAAACTTGTACTCACGAATGAGGCAATTGTAGGAATAGACCCTGAGACAGGCAAAATGAGACCAAAGAGCTCTCTTTTGAAGAAATTATTTGTATTCCTTGGCGAAAAGCTCCCGAATACAAATAGCATAATACAGGAGTATAATCCGCAGATAAGAGTTGATGAGATTACAAAGTCATTTGAACTGTGCCTGAGCCTCTTTTCCATGACATTTGGTTTTGGCTCCAAAAAGTACACCTTCGAGAACGGACAGATTAAGACAGCAACGGAGTATATCGGAGAGCGTCAGGATGCAATGCAGGAGCTGAATAAACAGCGCAAAGAGGCAGTAGACTATATCACCGGCATAATAAGGGCTGTATTGTGGTTTTCCAATACGTTTCTTGAGACATCATACGACATAGATAAAGAGGTCTGCATAGATTTTGATGATTCATATGTCGAGGATAAGACCACACAGATGAGCAACATGAGAGCTGATGCAATGTCGTTCTCTGAGATACCTGAGTTTATGATCAGATACCTTATGATGAGCCTGAATATTGAAAGAGACGAGGCAGAGAAGATATTGGACAGCGCACAGGAGGAGCCGGATCCGGAAGAGGAGGACTAGGAGGTACTAAATGCTGACAGAGAACCAGTTGGAAATGCTTGGAGACAAAGGTGCTGCACTCATACAGGCATCTGAGCAGGATATAATAGCGGATATTGCCAGGCGAATCAAGAAGACAGGACGATTCACAGAGACAGCAGAGCTTCAGGTCATGGCTTTAAGGCGGGCCGGATACGATACACAGAAAATCCGTGTTGAAGTCATGAGAATACTTAATGCAGACCCGGAATACAAAAAGATGGTGGCAAATGAGACAAAGCAGTATAAAAGGGATGTCATGATAGCCATCAGGCAGATGGAGAGGGAAGCGGAAGAGGCAGGAGACCGGATAATAGCCGAAGCAGGAGACATGTCTTTTAACCGCGACCTGTATGCGTGGCATCAGGCCGGACAGACACTCACAAAGGACTCAAGCATAGTAAAGCTCATAGAGGAGATGAGCATAGCCACGCAGGGCACGCTAAAGAACCTCACAAGGACAATGGGATTCAAAGGACCTCATGACTTTACCAGTCTTGAGAATGCGTATATACGTATACTGGATAAGGCGCTGATGAATATGGTATCAGGTGGAATGAGCTATGATGCAGCAGTAGAACAGGCAGTTCGGGAGATGGCAAAGAGCGGTTTGAGAAGTGTAGACTATGCCAGCGGACGCACTTATCAGCTTGATACTGCAGTAAGAATGTGTGTAAGAACATCAGCCCACCAGCTTTCGGCCAAGATAAGCAATAGAAACTGTGATATTATGAACACGGACCTCGTGGAAGTGTCAAAACACTGGGGAGCACGTCCATCGCATGCCGCCTGGCAGGGCAAGATATACTCACGCTCCGGAAAGAATAAGAAATATCCACCATTCTCAGAGTGCCACTACGGAGAAGCAGACGGATTGTGCGGAGTAAACTGCCGCCATATATTCTATCCGTTTTTCGAGGGCATCAGCGAACCGAACACATGGCCGGATGAACCGGAACCGAAAGAATATAACGGCAAAATGTACGATTATTACTCAGCCACACAGAAACAGAGAGCTATGGAGAGAGGGATAAGAGCCACCAAGAGAGAAGTTGAAGCCATGAGGTCCATAGGTGGAGAGACAGGAGACCTGCAGTCACAGATAAAGAAGCAGGTGAAGGAATACCACAAGTTTTCCTACAAGATGGGAATAAGCCCGAAAGATAACAGGTTAAGGGTGGTAAAGGGCAGCAGTGACCTTAACAGGACGGAGACAATAAAAGCACATAATGCTACAAAAACAGATACAACAGCTATTAAAAATAAGCTTGAAAATACTGCAAATGATGGTACAATGAAATTGAACCTGCAGTATTTTGCAGAGAAAGATATAGTAAATCAAAGCTCAAATTCTCTTAAAAGAGCGATTAGAAAGTATCAGGCCGGTATAGCTGAACATGAAGATAAAATATCAAATCCACAAGCATATGTTTCGGACTGGGATAATAAAGACGAGAGAGAACAAAAAGGGCTGATTAAACACTGGAATAAAGAAATCAGAAATTTTAATCAATCTATAAATGATAGAATTAAAGAATTGAAAGACAGGGGGGATTATGATGAGTGATG